AATATGTGTTTTCCTCTCGTCATATCCGGACTAAAACTAGACAGTACTATTAGCGACATTAATCCAGCAGTAGCCAGTGTCACATTTGCTTATAGCGGATTTACAGTCCAGACACTTAAATCAAACTTTTAATTAGAGTATTCAATTATTTGAAGTATACTCCATGTTGGAGAATTTATGCTATTTGAAGATATCAAACAATTAGTCGAAAAAGATATGAAATTGGACGATTCTCGTTTAGATACGGAATCGTTGGTCATCCCGCAACTACACGGAAAGTATTTAAACATATTGTATGATGAGAAAATGGTTCTGAGAAAGCACCAGAAAGATCTGGCACTGATGCTCAAACAGAAGTGGGAATACTATACTGGCAAAATGTCTCAGGAAGATTTGAAAGCAATGAACTGGGAACCGTTTGATTTGCGTATCCTGAAACAAGATGTCGATCTGTATATGGATTCTGATCCAGACTTACAGAGCAAAAAAGATAAAGTATTTGTACAGCAGGAAAAGATTGCATATCTTGAGTCTATTCTAAAGATGATTATGAACAGACAATACCACATTAGGGATGCTATTATGTGGCGCAAGTTCATTAATGGGGAGTCTTGATTGTCCTAAATACTGGGACATGAGTGATTTAATAATTGAACCAATCGATTCTGTTTACATAAAGGTAAAGTGCGAAAGAAGCTATGCTAAAGAACTTTCCGATTTTTTCACATTTAAAGTTCCTGGGCATACATTTATGCCCACCTTTCGTAACAAGATGTGGGATGGACAGATCAAACTCTATAACATATACAAGCAAGAGATCTACGCAGGACTCGAAGACTATGTTGTTCAATTTGCCAAAGATAGATCGTATAGCGTTGAGAAGTCAGAGCAACCAAAAACAAATTCAATCACTCCGGATGAAGTCGTAGAGTTTGCTAAAGCACTGAATATTCCATATAAACTTCACGAACACCAAATCGAAGGTATCTGTCATTCAATTAACAATGATAGATGCCTTCTTTTATCTCCCACAGGATCTGGTAAGAGTTTAATCATCTACACACTCATTCGTTATTATCTAAACAAAATCGATGCGAATAAAAAAATCCTGATCATCGTTCCTACAATATCCCTAGTTACACAAATGTATTCAGATTTCTTTGAGTATTCAAAGTCTTCCCCTTGGAAGCTAAGAAACTATTGCCACAAAATACATGGTGGACAAGAAAAAGAAACAGATAAACAAATAGTAATTTCAACTTGGCAAAGCATTTATAAAATGTCTGCTGAGTTCTTTAAAGACTTTCATGTAGTTATTGGTGACGAATGTCATCAGTTCAAATCAAAATCACTAACAACTATAATGACAAAGCTGAAAGAATGTCCATATAGAATCGGAACCACTGGTACTCTAGATGGTACATTTACACATAAACTTGTGATCGAAGGATTGTTTGGCAGAGTACATAGAGTTACAAGTACAAAAGAATTGATGGATCAAGATCTTTTATCCAAACTCAGTATAGACTGTGTTGTGTTGGGCTATCCACAAGAAGTAAGAAAAGATTGTAAGAAATTTTCATACGCAGAAGAACTTGATTGGTTAGTACAAAATGAAAAACGAAACGAGTTCATTTCCAATCTTACTATAAGCTTAAAAGGAAATACTCTCGTGTTGTTTCAATTCGTGGAGAAACACGGCAAAGTCTTGTATGACATGTTGACTAAGATGGACAAAAAGAAAATATTCTTTGTTCATGGTGGTACTGAAGCCGATGATAGAGAAATTATCCGAAAGATAATGGAGAAAGAATCTAATGCTGTTATTGTAGCATCCTATGGTACTTTCAGCACAGGTATCTCTATCAAAAGACTACATAATATTGTATTCTCTTCGCCTTCCAAAAGCAGGATAAGAGTATTACAGAGTATTGGTAGACAATTAAGAAAATCCGAGTTCAAAGATAAAGCCAAGCTTTACGATATAGCAGATGATCTTTCTTGGAAGTCGTATAAAAACCATACACTTCGCCATTTTGTAGAAAGATTAAAAATCTACGAGCACGAAAAGTTTGATTATCGTAAGTTGATAATTCAATTAGAGGAGTAAAATGGAAGAATACAAGATTTTAAAATTAAAGACCGGGGACAACATCATTGCTGCAGTCGCAAACACCTCGACACATAATGTTGTTTCTTTGCATCATCCCATGATTTTCAAAACAGTAATAATGATGGATGAAAATATGAATCAAGCCGAAGTTCTTTTACTTAAAAACTGGGCAGAATATAACATTGAAAAAGATATAGAAATTTCTTCTGATATCATTGCGGCTTCTTGGAAGCCAGATGTTGTAATGATTAATTGCTATGAGATGGAAAAGATCAAACAGGATATGCCAGAACTATACAAAGATTTGAAAAAAGCAGATCAAACGGAAGGTCTTCCTACAGTCAATCCATTGATTCTTCCTATGTCTGGTATGCCACCTCATATGATGCAACCAAAATCATTGGCTCCCCCAGCTGGAATGGCTAATTTCAATCTAAATCTTCCAATTGATATAATCAAAAATATGATTGATTTTTTAGAAGAACAGGGTGTGAACTTGGTCGGACCTGGTATAGAAAATTCAGAGTTCGATGGGGACGATATGTTAGACGAAGAAGACATGATGGATGATGACGAGCCACTTGGTGACTTTGGTAATGAATATGATGATTGGTCACCAGATCCTAATGATTACCTTAAATAGGTCTATATTGCACCTTTCCACACTGTACACAGTGGATTGTATCGTAGAAGCAACACCTGTCAAGAAAAATCTTAGTAATACCTTGCAAACACATGCAGATGTAGTATCATACTAAACATATGTCATGACAAGAGATTTATTATGAGCAAAAAGAAAAAGAAAAAGAAAAGTAACAGCATTGATTCCTATGTCGAAACATTACCAGTACCAGTGGTAAAAGACGAAGAAAACAAATCACATTACATCAACAATAAAAAGTTTTTTGATGAAATGGTTTTGTGGAAAGACAAGGTAAATGAAGCAAGAGAGGTGGGAGAACCAATCCCACCTGTAACTGTATACATTGGCCAGTGCTTCATGGAAATTGCTCATAACTTAGCCAAAAAACCAAATTTCATGAACTATCAATTCAAAGATGACATGATAGGAGATGGAATAGAGAACTGTTTAATGTATTGCTCTAATTTTGATCCAAACAAATCAAACAATCCTTTCTCGTATTTTACACAAATAATATACTATGCATTCTTACGAAGAATTCAAAAAGAAAAGAAACAGACATTAATCAAATACAAGTATCTGAAGTCTCTTGATACTAAAGGAGATCTGTCTGATTATTTGAAAGTATTAGGTATTTCAGAAGAGGAAGAAGTGCATCTAAAGAATATGGAAGAGAGCACAGAACCAAAGAAGAAACTAAAAGTAAAGAAGAAGAAAGTTAATTTCTTGGAGGAAGAATGAAAATTGCTTTTTTAGCAGATACCCATTTCGGAGCTAGAAATGATGCTCCTCTTTTCTTGGATCATTTTCTAGATTTCTTTGAGAATCAGTTCTTCCCATACTTAAAGAAGAACAACATTGATAAAATTATACACTTGGGTGATTTTATGGATCGCCGTAAATTTGTTAATTTCCATACTCTCAATCAAGTAAGAACAAGATTTATACAGCAATTGAAAGATGCTAACATTTCGATGGATTGTATTGCCGGCAATCACGACACATATTTTCGCAATACAAATGAAATAAATTCTTTGCGAGAACTGTTCAAAGATGATTTTACTATTTTTGATAGTATTCCGGTAAAGAAAAAAATAGATTCAGTTGAGTTCATATTTGTTCCGTGGATCAATAAAAACAATTACGAAGCATCCGTTGACTTCATCAAAAACAATTCAGCTGAATTTGTAATTGGTCATTTTGAATTTGCAGGATATCAAGTTCTTCGTGGGATAAAGCACGAAGAGGGGACAGATCCTTCGCTGTTTGCCAAGTTTGAACATGTATATTCTGGACATTTTCATTGCAAACAAACAGAAAAGAATATTTCATATCTTGGAACTCCATATGAAATAACCTTTGCAGATGTTAATGAAAAGAAGGGATTTCATGTATTCGATACAGAAACACGAGTCATGGAATTTGTTCCTAATGAAAATAAACTATTTTATGTAATTCGGTACAATGACACCGAAAGCGATCCCCTTAAATGTAATTTTACACAATATAAGAATAAATTTGTTAAAATAATTGTAGAAAACAAAACTAAGCCATATGTATTTGATAGATTCTTGGATAGTTTTTATTCTGCACAAGTTGCAAATTTAACTATTGTAGAAGATCAAGTTACTGATATAATATCCGTAGATAAGGTTGATGCTTCTTTAGATACTGTTTCTTTGATCAACAATGAAATAGATAACATGAGCGAAATTCAAAATAAAGAAAAGCTCAAGAAAATCATTCACGAACTTTATATTGAAAGCATTTCGGCAGAATAATGAGCACATTTGACAAAAAAATGAAATTGTTTTATAAAACTCCCACAACAACCGGGTATCCAAATACGCAAAAAAGATTTGAATTGATTAACAAACTAGAAGAGTGTTCTAGTGTTTTTGATTACGGTTCTGGTGCATGTGGTTTACATAATTGGCTGTTAGCTAATAACAAGAATTGTAAATACGAAGCATATGACATTCGAGAAAATGCACTAAATGCATGTAATCCCCATCCCGATTGCAAGATACATTATCAAGTCCCAATCGGAAATAAATATGATCTTGTATGTCTTCTAGGTGTCGGCGGCCTCAATCTAGAAGGAAATACTAAAATTAGCAAAGATAAATTTTGTGATATCTTTAAAGAAACTTCCTTATTAGTTAACAAATACTTATTGTTTAATTTATCATTTGAAGACAAATATCCAAATCATATTGTGTATTATGATATGAAAGAAATAGAGAAACTGATAAAATCCATAAAATTTGAAGTACTCTACCACGAGATTGATGATACAATGAAAGAGAACATATTCATGTGCGTACCTTCCAAAAAGAAATCTAAAAAGAGTATTAAATCACAATGAACATTTTTGTATTAGATAAAGATCCTTATGTTTCTGCAACTATGATGTGCGACAAGCATGTAGTTAAGATGATTCTAGAAAGTTGTCAATTGCTTTCTACTGCCCACCATGTGTTGGATGGCAGACAACTTATCAAAATCTCAAAAAATGGTAGAACTCTACACACATACGAAAAGAGTGTATTTCACAAATCCACTACCTATTTAAAGTGTACAATGATCAATCACCCGTGTAATGTTTGGGTAAGAAAAACTTCAGGAAATTATCGATGGTTGTGGAACCATCTTGACGGTCTGCAGCAGGAGTACACCAAACGGTATTTCAAAACTCATGCTCTTATGCCATTAATCTATCACTTATTGTGGTATAAGCCAGCAACTATTAAAGACGACCTTACAGTTACTGATTTTGTTCAAGCGATGCCAGATCAATACAAAGATCCGGATCCAGTCTATGCGTATCAACAATACTACATCAACGAAAAGTCCCGGTTTGCCAAATGGAAAACTGAAATTCCTGCTTGGTATACCGAGGGTATAAATAACCTAAATACAGTACAAACATGATTACTGTAAAAGAAAATATCATAACCGTCGAAACCGAGCAAGAAGGTTTGATGATGGAAATCTTCTTGGAAGAGAATTTTTTCGATTTTGATATGGATCTTATGACATTTACAGTATATGATGATGTGGAAGAGTTATTTGAAGAGTTGTTGGATCATGATTTAGTCATATTGCTGGACGAAGGGGTTGCTCAGCGTAAGATTGTAATTCGTGGTGGCAAAAGGAAGATTATATTTAGATGCAAGCCAGGTGAAAAGAAGATAAATCGAAGATGTGTTCGTAGAAAGTCTTCAGATCTTGCAAAAATGAAAAGACGCGCAGTGCGCTCTGCAAGAAAATCAAAATCCAAGCGCGGAAGAACATTGAGAAAGCGGAGAATTTCTATGAAAAGAAGAAAAAGCTTCCCGCATCCCAAGAGACACTAAATTATGATTACATTTACTAAAATTCGGTGGAAGAATTTCATCTCAACAGGAAATACTTTCACGGAACTTGATTTGATAAAAACCAAATCAACCTTAATAAGCGGAGAAAATGGATCAGGAAAGACAACCTTTCTTGATGCTATTGCATTTGCTGTATTCGGTAAACCATATAGAAATATCAACATACCACAATTGGTAAACAGCATCAATCAAAAGGATTGTGTAGTTGAAGTGGAATTCACTTCTTCTGGCTCTGAATATACAGTTCGCAGAGGACTTGCTCCAAAGTTGTTTGAAATTTTCAAAGATGGTCAATTAATAAACCAAGACTCGAAATCAAAAGATTACCAGAAGATGCTAGAAGAACAAGTTCTGAAAATGAACTACAAAACCTTCTGCCAGGTTGTTATTCTTGGTAGTACTAATTATGTGCCATTTAGCTGAACGAAGATCTATAGTAGAATATCTTTTAGATATTGATGTGTTTTCAATAATGAATGTATTGCTCAAATCCAAAGTTGCCACTGCAAAGGACGATATTGCTACTATTGAACACAAAGTTGAGATTCTCATGGAACGAGCAAAGGCTCAAAAGAATCACATCAAAGTTCTTCAAGAAAAGAGTAAAGAGTCTAAAGACAAATTTATTGTAGAAATTGAACAAAATCAAAAAAACATTCAAGATCTTCAATTAGAAATCAAGACACTTCTGGCAAAAGTAGAAGAACATTCAGATAACTTACATGATCACGATTCTGAAGAATTTAACAATACCTCTTATAGCATTAAACAGATCAATGATAAAATCAAATCTATAAACAAAGAGATATTGTATTATGAACAGAACGATACTTGTACTCTATGCAAACAGGATCTGTGTGATACTCACAAGAAGTCTATAACTTCGGTACTTGTAGATTTGAAAACAGAACATTCAAGTGATCTGCTCAAATTGAATTCTGCAATTGATACATTAAAAACAGAAATACAGCATAACAGCAATGTAAATAAAAATATACATGCAATAGAAAAAGAAATAAACGACAAGAACAATACGATATCAGCATGTAATCAATACATTACTCGTATGCAAAAAGAAATCAATAAAGAAAATACAATAGATATTGATTCTGAAAATACCAAATTAGATGAGATTTTGAATCAAGGTAAATTGGGAGTAGAGCATCGTCAAGAATTGTCTGACGATATGTACCACTATTCAATTGCTTCTGTCTTATTGAAAGATACTGGTATTAAAAGTAAGATAATCAAACACTATTTGCCAATCATGAACAAAGTGATCAATGGCTATCTTGGACGAATGGATTTCTTTGTTCAATTTGAATTGAGCGAATCATTTGAAGAAACCATCAAAAGCAGACATCGTGACATATTCAGTTATGATAGTTTCAGCGAAGGTGAAAAAAGAAAGATCGACTTGGCTCTTTTGTTTGCATGGAGATATGTGGCACAACTAAAGAATTCATTGAATTGTAACCTACTCATATTCGATGAAGTTCTTGATGGTAGCTTGGATGATTCTGCTACTGATGCGTTTTTGAATATTTTAAAGAGTGTTGACAAAAATACAAATGTATATGTCATTTCTCATAAATCAAAAGAAATACTGCAAGACAAATTCCAAGATCACATTGTGTTCTCAAAAAGAAACAATTTCAGTAAGACTGTATAATGAATCTGGCAAATGAATCCAATTTAAAAGAAGTCATGCGGTTGTTTCAACAACACAAGACATTCTTTCCTCATATTCGTCAGGATTATGTTAAACGGAAAATCCTTGCAAATAATTTGATTTTAGAGGATAATGTTGTAATAGCGTTTAGCCTATATAAAAAGGAAGTCAAGTTGGGCAATCTGTCCGTGCCAAAAGGACAGATCATGCTACATCAGATTGCAGCAGGTACCCAAGGAGATGGTAGTGCGTCTAGAGTGCTTAATAAATTTTTACAATATACAGGAAATGATGTATGGCTATCAGTGAGAGCGAACAACGAAAGAGCAAAAAGATTTTACGAGAAACACCAGTTTCAAGTAGTAGGACATATATCATGGATGAGCAACACACTACCGGGACTAATATACAGACACACCCGTTTTACGAACGAAATGATTATGTAATCAATTCTAAAATCAATGTAAACTTCGAAGACTTGTTGGCAATGACACCAAAACTCTTCGAACAATGGGTCATTGATATGCGAAAAGAAATATTGCATTCATGGGACACAAATGGCTGTCCTCCTAGAACTGGCAAAACACAACAAGATATTGTTGATAAATTTAACGAATTGGGCGAATATCCTGTTCATGAATTTACCCATTCCGATGCTCTCTCCGGAATTCCTGATGATGTCATTGTAAACAAATCCAGAATTGGAGTAGAAGTAGATCAATGGTTTTCTAATATGTTTAAAACCAGAATCAATTATTCTGCCAAAGATACAGGACATTCCATTTACGATCTGTTTGCAGATGATAAGTATTTGCCACGAGTTGTGAAGGGTGCAACTAGACATCT